TTAGGAGGAGCATTTGTGCCATCATACGTGATAGTAGATGCTCCAACCTTTGTGGCACCGTTTAATTTGAAGTCGTTATCTGTATTACAAAGAGAGTCATATTCTGTTCCAACATCAATCGCTTCCATACCAAGACAGTAATACAACCAACGAGGATTGTGCATATTTACTTCAAAAGAGCCCCCTTCATTGACAAACCGACCGGGGACCTGCACTGCTACGTCACGACCAAGCCCAACTACATGATAGCGCTTCAAGTCCACCTTTGTCTCAGGGAGTGTGACAGTGGCAGCAAGACCGAGGAATTGGTCAGTAAGTACTGACTCACTAGAAGCGTTAGGGGTATCATGGTAACCCATACTCACATCAACGGATGGTAAGGTAAAGGCGTGGAAGTGGAGTGCATCGTTTGTGCCACTGACAGTAGCAGCATCCTCTGCGAGAGCAGGAGTGACTACAAAGTCAGTTTCAACAGCACTCCCACCGCTCCCGGTGTGATGTTGCACCACAGTGAAGACCTTACCAGTTGATGCAGCGTCGTCTAATGGATAGTTACTTCCCCCTATGATGCTTAACTTTGCACCAACCAGCATACCACGTGGTAATTGAAGCACTCCGCTTTCAACAGGAGTGTCACTAGCGCCACCCGCTAAACGTATGGTACTGGTCCCAGCAGCAGCGTCAGTGCTTTGATGTGTAAATGTAAAAGAATTACCAGCATCATAATGATGTGCTAGTTGTAATGATGTTTCGTGACCGAATGAAATTTCGGTTAAATCTCCCTTATACACTGTTGACGGCATCCGGCTCACCTCATGGCACTAACTCCGCAAAGATAACAACTTCGATTTGGAAGGTCTTGCGAAATAAATGTTTTGTGCGGTCTGACAAGTCCGTACGGGTCTTAAAAACAAGGCGGTCAAAGGACGTGCCATCTCCCTTGCGCTTTGTGTGAATGAGGCGACGTATCTCGTTTTCCATCGCTTGCATGTGCTTACGAGACTTTGTAGTTCTCATATCAACAGTGATGTTTACACGTGTTGTCACGAAATCATAGAGGATTTCAGGCGCTTCTTCATTGTGAGCCGTCTCGTAGCACAGAACATAGTCGGACTTCTTCATGTCTATACGCTTACCACGCTCAGGGCCGACAGTAGCGATGTCAGCAATAATGGGTCTTATGTTTGATGTATTAGCACGATTCCAATCACCAAG